TCTCATGTAGATATTTAATAGAGTCTTCAGTATATGTAAGTATGGAGCACAAGAATAACCTAGCTTCGTGCTCTAAGTATCCATCATCAATTGCTTGTTGATGAAGTCTTTTTACGGCAGAACATTTGTTTAACAAATTATCCTTATTAAATATTTTAGGAGTCTCTTTCAGATCCTTAAAAGCTTTTGCGCCATACTTATTGAAATACTCTAATGGGTTGTCTTTTCTTTTTTCATGCTCTTCTATATCATAGGTGTATTGTCTGTACCACTCATTGGCTTTGTAGCTAAATTCTTGCTTACATACCTCTAAAGAAGAAGGGCTAGAACTATATTCTTTGATAGCTTCTATACCTTTTATAAATATATTATCTTGTCCATATGGATTCAAGAGAGTTTTATAATACCCAGTATTTTGATGCTTTGAACCAACGAGTCTCCACATTCTTCTAGCATCATATACGCTAAAGTCCAAAGTATTTAAACCTAGCTTAGATTTTAAATCATTAGCAATAAATCTATATATCTTAGGAAGACTATTAGATGGATTTATCCCTAAGCAGATTGGCTCACATTCTATATGAAAACCTTTCTTTCCAGTAAAATAAATTAGTACAGAACTCTCTGGTATAAACTGCATTAAATGATTATATAATTTCATACAATCGTCATAAGCATCGGATATAGACTCACTATCTATGTCGAAATATAGTGGACCAAGCCTTATTGCCTGATCTATATCTTGGTTATTGTAGGCAAATACCGATGTATATATGCCGGTGTTGTCATTAGAATTAGCATATGTCGGTATTTCTTCCGCTGTCACTATAACTGGTTGGCCATTTTTTTTGTCTCTAATCACCCTATTTAGTGATGGAACAAATCTAGCTACTTCATAATATTTCCATTGTGAAAGAAACTTATTTTCTTCAACTTCTATTTTCATACAGTGGTATTTTACCAGATTCTTGTTTTGAATTCCACAAAATCATCTTATTATCTTTTATCATTTCTTCGGAATGAGTTCTATAATACACAGATTCTTCTATGAAATATTCCATCTTTTTTATTGCGGTAAATCTTTTTAATAAACGATCATCAATTTCGTTCATCTTTTTGCGTCTTCCATCTTTCTAAATTTACATTTTCTCCATCTACAATATAATGAACCTTTGATGCAACGTTATCTGCAAGGTGGACTATCATGTCCATATATGTAATAGGAATAGTTTCTGGTACTGGAGACCATGGTCCTAGGTGACATCTTACTAGTCTCAGGATTGATTGCACGACTTCCTCAGATATAAAAAGCGTTGAAGATTGGGACTCTGAAGCATAGTTCTTGTCGTCTTCTTGACATTTTTGCACCAGTCTTGCAACAGTATAAGGATGCATTGGATCATAATGAAAAGAGTCTTCTCCATCTAGCTTAATACCTTTAGTAACATCGTGCAATATGCAAGCTGCAAATACTATGTCCGTATCTTCTCTAGATAGGGAGTATGATTCACACATTATCTTTGCTGCTCTAACAACTCTTTTTGTGTGAAGAACATTGCCACCATAGTTGTGCTCATCAGCTGGATGATACTTGCCAGAAAAACTAGATGGTATAGACCAAAAGCTAGAAGCTCTTAAGAGTATAGCTCTTACGAAAGACTTTATAGACTCATCAAATATATAATTAATTTCATCTAAGATTGGCTGGAGTATTTTGTCTTCATCTTTTTTAGGTATAACACTATTATTTTCTGATAATATTTCATCAAGTATATTATTTGACATTTGTTTGTCCATCCTTTTTTGTACTTACATTCCACTTAGAACAAACTGCATCATGTGGACATGAGGTGCAGTATGAAATCATACCTCTTCTTGGCAAGAATAATTTATCCTCAAAAAGCGTAGAGCACCACGCATCTACTGTTTCAAGATCTTCTTTCTTGCTTTCAAACTTAGTAAAGTTAGACTTAGGATTTAAAAGATCATAGTAACCAAACTCTGTTATGTCTATTTTGTTTCCATACTTACTAAAATAGCTCATGTTCATTACCGCAAAGTCTGTTGAATACAGATATTGTTTTTTAAACTTTATATTAAAAACCCATTTAACTACATATATTTTTTTATTGTAGTAATAAATCAAATCAAACTTGTCAGTTATAGCAACCTTGTTGTTGACTGGTATTATAAACTCTTCGTCGATTGCAATAGGTATGATTCCACTGTCTGAAAAGTTTTCTGATATAGCCAATAAAGCTGAAGCAGCTCTGCTGGTAAGACTTGCATTATTGCCATAGAAACTTTCGTGTTGTTCGTGTGTTATATCATATGCAGTAGTGCCCTTGGGGTACCATATCTTCTCCCACCTATTCAATAAAGAAGCATAAGAGGGTACTGATCCTGATTGTTTTTTGTAAAAAAAGAAATTAACAATACTCTTTAAAGCATTCTCATACTTTATGTAAGTTAGATCTCTCCCGCCTATTTTTTCGGTAAGCTTGTCTACATACCTATAGTCATATAGTCTTCCGCACAACTGGTAATCTTTTAATTCTTTAACTGTTAGTTTTAACATAACTTCCTAAATAACGCTCATTGAATCAGCTAGATCGCTGACATCAAAACCTAAATCTTGATTGTAACTCTTTTGGGTAATTGCTTCATATTCTTCATATGTTTTTCTTTCGTCTACATATTTTACCAGAGGAGAATCATATACAAAAGTAGATCCTGTAATTCTATTTTTTGGTATCTGAAGTTGCATTACATTTTCATCTTCTGAGTCATCACCACTAACTAACTTTTTATCTGTGATAAATATTGTAACCGCACACTTTTGTTGTATGGCTAATGAACCACCTGTATCAGATTGTTGAACTACTTCTCTCTTTTCTTTCATTCTATTTGAGTTTTCTTGGGCAGTAATAATTAGAACGCAGTTCATGTCTCTTGCTAGCTTCTCCAAGCGAACCATCATTTCTTCAAATTCACCCCAACGAGGTTTTCCTTTTCCACCCTTTGTAAACATAGACTGGATAGTATCTATAACAATCACATCTGGAATGCGATCGGCACTTCCCATGATATCTCTAAGCCATCTTTCTAAGTCCTCAAAATAAGGAGTGTCTGGGTCATGTCTTACCATGAATCTATCACCCCATTGGTCTAACTTATCTCTAAAAATTTTAAGATACTTATTTTTTTGCTCTTCATTCCAAGTGCCAGACTCTTTGTAAACATTCTTACCAATTATTTGAGTCATTAAAACTCTTTCCCAGTGGGAAATTGCTTCTTCAAAGTTTACGTAGAGAACTCTATAGCCTGTGTCTGCCCAATGATTGATCAGACACTTTGCGAATGTGCTCTTTCCTTTTCCTGAGCCTGCAATTATCGCATGTACTGCACCCTTAAAGAAACCGCCCTCATCAGTATAACCCATAGCTCTATTTAAAGATTTGTATTGTGTCGGCAAAAAGTTTGGTATTTCAAGTAAATCTTCTGCTCTCTTGGATATGTCGTTAGCAGTTGTAACGTTATCTAAAGGATTGTAATTTAACTCACCTTCAAGATCTTTGATGTCGGAAGTAATTTGAGATATTCGAAATATATCTTTTTCATTTTTTTCACCTTTTTGAGTAATTAAAATCTGGAGCTCCTGCAGAGAGTCCAATTGCTTTCTCTTATTGGCTTTATGTTTTATTAACTTAGTAATAGACTCAGGAGTAGACAACTCTATGGACATTAGAATATCCATCATTATTCCAACACCAGAAGCTCCACCTAATGCAGAATAGATATCAGTCTCGGAATCTAGCCATACCTTAAAAGCTATAGGGTCTACTACGTTTAGCTTTGTGGTGTGGTGATAAGCAAGGAGCGCTTTATAGAACTCATTTATCCCAGTCTGACCATGTATTGTTCCCACTATATCTTCAGGAAGGAAAGCGTCGAAAAAGATTATTGCATCTTTTTCTCTAAGTGAAAGAGCAAATATTTGATACTCGACTGGGAATTCTTTATCTTTTTGTTCCGTATCTAGCTCAGGTTCCATCTTGTTTTCTTTTTTCCTTTATTTTTTTATAATAAGCTTTTCTACTTTCAGAGTTTTTTTTCTTTGACTCTAAGTAAAATTGATTATTTTTTAGTGTTCTTTTTTCAACACGTACTGGCATATCTGGTGCGTTTTTTATTGCTTGCAACATTCTATCATATACGGATTCTTCTGATAGGTTGTCGTTGTATCTAAAAACGATAAGAGCTATGCCTAACTCTTTGCACATTTGCATCTTTTTTTCATCTCTTTTTTGAGCTTCTTCAAACTCATATATTGTATTGAAAAATCTTTGAGTGTAAAAAAAATGCTGTCTACCATGATACTCTGCAGCAAGATTATATTTTGGGCAGTATACATCTAACCTAAGTTTATCACCTAAGTGATGCTCATTAACAATTTCTTCTCCTGGTAAAAGTTTTTTCATAACTAGAGTCAAGGCCGTTTGACCTCTTGACATCTTTTTATTTTTTTCTTTTATCCAAGAAAGACCTAGTTGTTTTATTCTTTTATTTAAGTTAGCAACTGAAAAAGATAGTTCTGATGCTATCTGAGTTAAAGATAAATTACTTTCAAACAAAAGATCTTTAAGAAACTCATCATCGTCTTGGTGTTCTTCCCAATTTTTCTTCAAGTCCACCCTCTTTATTTCTATCAAATGCTCGTGCTACAGTTAGTGTTTTCCCAAGGTCTAAAATTGACATCTTTGTTTTTTCCCAAAGCTTGGGAGCTAAAGCAGAAGCAAACATGGGGCAATCTAGTACGCACATTTGATATTCGTTATCAAACTCAGAAACTTGAGCTATTATTGAATCTATCTTATCATAAAAATCATTATATGGGACTTGTATGAATGCAGAGTCTTTAGAGAAAAACTTTCCAATATTAGATTTATGCTGAAAAGAAATGACTAATACCTTATTATGCTTAAAATAGTACTGCATGAACGTATTGAATATGTCATAGTCTTGGTTGATATAATTTTCAAGAAAGCATGAGTCATAAAACACCTTATCTTTTAAGCCTACTTTACTAAGCTTGTCTTGCTGTGAATGGATAAAGTCAGGCTGTACTCCAGCAATGTATTGTGGATCATTAGAAGTGATACTAGTAAGTATTGACTGAACGAAATTCTTTGGTGGTTTTTTATCACCCTTGATATCCCCCAGTATAGAGAAGAATGAAGATCTTGTATATGATACAAAAGCAAATCTTTTTTTCTTCTCCATAAGTTCTGTTACCTTGATTATGGTTTCTTTAGTGTTATATGTTTTCATTTTAAATTCCAATTTACTAGTACGGGATTAGGATCTACAATAGACTCAATATGTTGTATGTTGTGGAACTCACCTTTATCTATGGACATATATCTTTTATGTTTAATTACTTTATCTTCATCTCTAGCATAACCAAGGTGTTGCATAACTAGACCTGAGTGAACCCAATAGTTTCTTTGATTCAACCATTCAACCACATAGGTTGGTTCAGAACCGCAGGCAAGCTTCTTGTCTAAGAATGTCCCACCATTTTTGTATCTAAAAATTCTAGAG